GCTCTTCCGATCTGGGGAAACCCCCCTGTTCTCTTTTGAAAGCTGAAGTATTGGATTTTGCGTGATTTATTGAGTTACCGCAGTTTCATCTGAATTTATTCCGGATTTTGCAAAATGTTCTTTTGTTTAATTGATACCAGCGGGATTTTATCTAACGAATCTAGCCACACTTTTAATCATTAGCACTCTTTAGTACAACGGCACCAACCAACCCCCCCTTTTATCATTTTAATATTCTTCTGTGACAGGCGCCTTAGCGCAGTCAGTGTTTGAGGATTCTTTATCCATTTCGGACCGCGTTATCTATTTATAGATCCTTTTTACGATTTCACACTGATTGTTTTTAACAACCATCACCCTTATATTTACGTGTACAAAAAATTATAAAAACGTCGCAAGACACCAAAAACAACTGTCTTTTCATACATTAGATGCAATAATAACACTGATGAATTAGACTATGAATCAGATTTACCTATATGATACTAAAACGTCGCCGAGGCATAAAGAGCGGACCCAAAAGGAAAACCTACGTCAAGTATTATATCTGCTGATCAGCCATCTTTTTTATTTTGTGCGCTGTTTTTGCGGACACTTTGTAAATGCTATGTCGTTGCTGGGCTCACTTTTCGAGCAATAATTACTAGAACCCAAAAAATGAATAAAGGTCTTACGGGTATTCTTAGGCAGCAACTTTCATTGTCAATCCAAACATGTTTCGGTGTTTGGTTCTAGCAATTAATCCTTCCCACGATTCCTATTTTAACTCTTTTTAACATTCACGATGGCCACAACTAAAGTAAATAACGTTTCCGAGAGTTCCAAGCTTGTTCAGTCTGCACCACAGAAAGTTTACAACGGACCTACTGACCAAGCACATCAAAGAAAGATTTTGAGAACACATTTGTTCTCAGGAAGAATGTTCAAATTGGCTTCACTTTACGACGGCAAACCTTTGCCTCTTTTTGAGAAGTCCTCAAGATTGTTCAATCAATCAATCAATTTCCACGGAAAGCGTTTTACCATCAAATTGTCCATTGACGATCCATGGACAGACGCTTACGTGACCAAGCTACGCAGGTTTGAAGACATCCAAAACGGGAGACACCACCAAGAGTACCAGTCGTTGACTGAGAATGTTATTGGGATGGCTCTTGGAGGTATGGGTTTCACAACCAGCATTTTGAAATCAGCAGTTGGAGGATTCACAAGGTCATTATTAACATCAATGACATCTTCCATGTGCGCGATAGGGATTTTGTTGAAAACGAATGACACATTCATCTGTTGCCAAGCCATGACAATCCTGATCACCAATCTAGGTGGATCTTTTGACATTTTGTCCAGGATTGCCTGGCCCTTGGCCACAGCAGGAATGGTCTTTCAAGCAAACACCACATTCTCATGGATTCCTTCGGCAATTGCCGTTGTGTTGACACTGATAATGGGTGCAGCAAATGCTGGTCAACTGTTTGGAATTTTCACAAAATCCGCAGCCTTGGGGTACACAATGTCAACTATTGTGGGCACCCATCGGATTATGTCCGAATCAATGAAGGAACTTGTTCCGTTTGTCTACGAACAAATAACAGGTCGTGAATGGTTAGGAGAGACAATTTTGTCGAACTTCACCACTTACCAAGACTTTATCAAACGAGTCGACCTATTCGAGGCAACTAAATTAAAAGATTTGGACGTAAATGCTTCTTATCAACAGGAAGTTTACGAAATGGTTGCAATGCACCGAGCTTTATTGGAGGAATCTGATAAGCTAAAGTTGAGAACAAATCTGACCCCACTTCTAGCGGGGTACCAGCGCAAGCTCACAGAATGGACTAAATTAGTTCAGGCAAGTGGGCTTTTGCTAGCTGGAGTCCGACAAGAACCCATCTGCATTTTGCTTTCAGGACAACCAGGCATCGGTAAATCTTTTATAGTGCAACAACTAGTAAAAGACATCGGAGCTGAAAAGATCCCTTGGACGAACGTCGCTGGTGAGACGATTTCCAATCATATCTACCAGAGGAACGTAGCAGTGGCACATTGGGACGGTTACAAACAACAATTCTGCACCTTGTATGACGATTTCATGCAAGTCGCAGACTCAGCAACTAAACCGAACCCAGAGGTAGCGGAAATGATTAATGTTGCAGGTTGCAACGCTTTTCATTTGCCCATGGCAGAATTGTCGGAAAAGAAACAGGGCTATTTTAGGAGCCCGTTGGTCATAGCCACAAGTAACTTGTCATCAATGTCAAGCACAGTCGTGAAATCCATTATTTCACCGGCTGCTTTGGAAAGAAGATTCGACATCCATGTCAGACTCGTGAAACGAGGAACACAGATGGTGTACGAAATAATGGTTGACGGTGACAAGAACCAAGAGATCGACTACGACTTATTGGTAATGTTGGCTCGAGCCAAGATGGATGTAAAACACCAGGCTTATTTGAAGCGCGTGCGTGACTCACAGACAAAGGAATCGAGTATTCCGAATTTGTGTGTCGCCCGACTTTTGCATCTAACAAGTGCACCAAGCACAGTCAGAGAGACTGCAATGAAGAGACAGGTCGCAGATTTGAACAATTTGGACCATTCCTATTGTCACACCAATTCACCTTGCAAACAAGAACATCAAGCAATGTTGGATTGGATTTTTGGAACAAGAGACTCTGTTAACAATCTGACCTATTATAGGAGGAACGCCTCGTTCGGGCAGTATTTGTGGGATCCAGCTTTTAAAAACTATTCGCAATGTTGGGACGAAGCGGAAGAAGCAAAACTCCTGCGATTGAAGGACGATTTGGACATTGCTTTGGCTGGTACGGAGTGGGAACCCTTTTTTGATTTGATAGTGAATCACGATTACGGTCGAGTTCCACTTTATGATCGAGAGGGGTTGTTCCAGTTTTTGAACGCAAACCACCGGGATCTGCTATTTTCGACCATTCAGAGACGAGTCAGTCAGACCCAATCCAACATATTGGATGATTGCTTACAAGATAGTGCTATTGACATGTCCGTTGCTGGAATTACAACACCAGCAGACAGAATTATGTGTTACGCAAAAATTCTCTGGAGCGTCGTGAAGAAGGCATTCTCCTTTCTCACTGGGGCCATAACCACCGCCCTAACAAAGATTTTCGATCTTGAGATGCAATACCCGTTCCTAACGGTTACATTGCTCACAGTCTCGTGCAAGTGTTTTTACTTGATCTCAGACTATTTTCAAGATTCAACGGATATCTTTAATGAAGATGTGGAGGCTGATAATGCCAGAGAGGCTCTTTTGGCAACTTTTTTCGAAGCCCAGGAGGGTCAACGACAGAAATCTGAATCGAGGGACGAGAAGGGAGCACAAAAATCACACAACGTGGGCAGAATGAAGTTTGAAAGTCATTGTTTTAATCATTTGGAAATCACAACCTACGGAACGCCACCTATATCGTACGATTGGATCCACATTAAGGATCAAATTTGCAACGACGTTTGCGACCAAAAACCCGGGGCTGCAGCCATTTTCAGAGAAGCTTCTAGGCAGTTTAACGACCTATTCATTTTGACAGCAAGGACGAAAAAAATAAAATACTCATCCGTCCTTGGTGAAATGTCAAAGATGTACAAATACATTGAAGCAAAGGGAGTAACGAAAGATCAAATCGCAAAAGCAATGGGAGCTGACAAAGAGACCGTCCGGTACCTAGAATCTAACAAGACACCGATGGCAGACGCCGTTTTTGAGTCATTTTTAATGAATTACGAATCGGTCAGAGAAGAGTTTCAAGGATCTGCCGATCAGAATGCCGACGGGATCTCAAAGAAGATTGCCTCCAATTTGTGTGACATTTCACGCCGAGGCGGATCTAGAATTTCGCAAGTTTGGTTCTACGGAGGAAGGCGCTGCTGGGTGAACAGTCACACAATGGCACTACTTGAGGATGCTACAGAAATAACGCTGACCCGCTATAACAAAGCAGGACCAGTTGAAACCCATTTTAGGATGGAAGACATTAAAGTTGTTAAGCACCCAAAGTTGGACATCACCCTGATGCAATTTCCAATCACGTTTAGCCCATTTCCTGTCTGTCGCGATTTGATAGCAACAGACTCAGACATGAAGTTTGTGTTTTTGCCTGGAGGAAGATTGGTTACGAGACGCTCGAGTGAGCTGTGCTTTCTCAACTCTGGTAGAGTTAAGAGACTAGACACAGCATATGCCACACCAAACGGAGAACAAGCAGCATTTACGGGCTTAGGCTACGATAATATGCACTCAGAGTTTGGAGATTGTGGAGCACCGTTCGTCGCTATCGACAACACCAGGAACAGGAAAATTATGGGATTTCACATGATGGGGAATTCAGCGGGAGCAGGAACTTCAGTGATAGTTACCCAAGAATTGATTCAAGACATGGAGAAACACAGCGATTTTGCACCGGAGCTGACTATTGCCCGCCAAGAGTTTCAAGACTCACAATGTTATGACGCCGTATTGGCTCCAGTCGCCGTCATTCCTACCCCTTTTGAGCCAACAAAAACAAAGGTTCGACGATCCATAATTCATGGTGATGTCACAGAACCAACAACAAGACCATCCATTCTTCGTCCTTACGACGATTTCGACCCAATGCACAGAGGTTTGGCGGCAATGCAACACAGCAGGCCCAACATACCAATGTCATTTGTCCGGAGTGCAGCCGATGTGATGTCTCGTTACATCAGTGGAACGCCAGTGGTGACTAGAGTTTTAACTCTTGAAGAGGCACTGAGCGGGAAAGACATACCGGGAGTTGAGCCTATGGATAGATCGACATCAGCTGGCTTGCCACTATGTCTGGACCCCATGGCAAAAGGAAAAAAGAAATGGATAAGCGAGGACTATCAACCATCTGATGAGTTGAGAGTGCTGGTGGACGATTTTGAGAAGGAATTAGCTTCCGGCCACTTGAGTGCACCACCAGTTTTTAAAGCGACGTTGAAGGACGAACGCGTTAAGCTGGCAAAGGCGGACATCAACGTACCTGAAAAGGTGAAAACGAGATTGTTCGCGGCAAGTCCAATGGTTTTGTCAATTGTCCTGAGGAAGTATTTTGGAGCTTTCTTTGGGCACCTCGTAGAGAACAGAACGAGGAACACTTGCACCACAGGTGTAAATCCAATGGGTGCCGATTGGCAACAGATGGCGGATTTTCTCCATGAAGTTTCACCTTTGGTGAATGATGGAGATTACTCGACCTTTGATGTCGACCAACCTGCGGGTTTTCTGCTCGTTCCATTGCAAGCGGCCATTTTTTGGTACAAAATTAATGGAGCGTCGGCAGAAGAAACGTTGATGAGAGAGTATTTGATCACTCTGATCATCCATGCGCACATTTGCGCGAAAGGGACGGTTTTTCGGCTTGAGGGAACTTTGCCCTCTGGTGTGTTTGGAACAACAGCTATAAACAGCGGAGTGAATTTAACAGCATTCTACTACGCGTTTAAGCGAATTTATCCAATGGCCAGTTCTCTCACATTTTTAGAAGATGTACGCACGTTGACACATGGCGATGACGTCATTTTCGCAGTCTCAGACAGACTACCGTTGTACACGGCCACCAACATAGGAACGGCTCTAAAGGAAGCAGGCATGACATTCACACCAGCCCTGAAAGGAGACAAGATGTTCGAGGCACGACCAATCGAAGAAGTGACTTTTTTGAAAAGGAGCTTCAAGAAAATAGGAGGAGTTTACAGAGCCCCCTTGGCAACGGAATCTTCAGCAGAAATGTGTAATTGGATTACCAAATCAAACGACCCGATTATAGCTACCGAAGACAACATCAAGGCAGCATTTAGGGAATTGGCAATCTCTGAGGACGATTACACATTACAGGAAGCAATTCAACAAGCTTTCTATAAAAGAACAGGCATCCTCATTCCCCTCGTGCGAAGGGAAGAACTCCTTTGTGAGTTCACTAAGCACTTTTGACTCCACGATCCCTGCAATCAGAGTTCTTTTAGATTTCTCTCTGATTGTAATGCGTGGGTTATCATATTCAAAGAACCTTCTCTAGGGAATTATGGCTGTAATAAACCTAGTATGACAGCCGCAACATCAACACCAGCAAATTCAACAGGGATTCAACCCCCATCATCAAAATTAGCCGGAGGCAGTGATCCTCCAAATCTGTTAAAAATAGGGATTGAAAAACAAACCGCAGCTCAATCTGGAGCACAGAGAAACGCACCTGACGCCGCAGAACCCAATTCCGCGGTGGACAGATCGATCGGAATCACTAACTTTGTCGATGCGGAAGACACAAGTCTAGATTTTACGCATGCACAAGATACATTGGCAACTCGACTGCTTGCCGCAGATGATACAGAGTGCCAGGATATTCGCAAGGTTATGGAGAGACCGGTTTTTCTGAGCAACGTTGAATGGAACGCATCACACGCAACTGGGCACCTGCTGTACAACACAGTTACACCAAACGAAACTTTAATATTGTCAACGATTAAGATGCAAAAACTGCAGTACAACGTGTTCTTGAAATGCGACGTGGTTTACAGGATAGTGGCAGCGCCGATGCAATTGCAAGCAGGAAGGTTGTGGCTATGTTGGGAACCGTATCGTAATGAACGAGGCGCTCGCAAGTCATCTCCGGCTATTACTGCTTTTAGCACATTGGCCGGCGTCGAATTTGATCCTTGTAAACCCTCACCCTTGGAGTTGAGAGTACCATACCAATCCATCTTATCATCTTATGATTTGGTGACTGGGCAATATGGTTCAGGACAAATGCTCTTGCGTGTTTTGTCGCCACTAACATCCGCGGCATCCACTCAAGCAATGACAGTTTCCATCACAGCGTGGCTGGAGAATGTACAATTGCGTGTTCCAACCCAGGCGGAGATGGCTAACATTGCGCCCCTTTTACCCAGGGACAGTTCGAGTAAACATTTAGAATATGTACATGGGGAACCACAGGTGTTTCAGTCACAGGTAGAAGACAGGAACGCAAATAAACAATATTTTTCACGAGCTATGACAGCTCTTTCTTTTGTAGCAACAGCTTTAGGTAGATTTCCTTTGTTAGCTTCAGTAGCGAAGCCAGTGGCTTCTTTTGCCTCAGCAGTGGGTACAACAGCAGCATACTTTGGGTTTTCCAAACCCCCAGATTGCTCGGCCCCACAAAAGATCATGAATCATAATAGAGTAGGTTTTGTCAACGCAGATGGCGCTTTACCGTTAGTTAAGTTAGCACACACTTCGGATAACGAAATAGCACAGAATGAAAGATTTTTCCCAAACCCCATCGATGAAATGGATATCAATTACATTGTTTCCAATCCATCCATGGTTGATGCCTTTTCATGGTCCACTACGGACGCAGTTGGCAAGTTAATTTCAGTAATACCAATTCATCCAGGATTGTGTTACATTACTTCGGGACCAGGGACTTACACATCACACACATTTGCACCCACACCATTGGCCTACGTAGCATCAATGTTTAAATATTGGGCGGGATCCATTAAGATTAGGTTAGAAGCAGTTTCAACTCCATTCCATGCAGGTAGATTAGTGGTAGCTTATTTTCCAGATTACGATCCGTTTGGTACTTTTACTATTACAGAAATTGGAAACAATTATTCACTGGTGTGGGACATTACCGATTCAACTCACGTTGAATTCGAAGTCCCATACATTGGGAACGAACCTTTTAAGCAAGTCTTTTTAGACAACCAGAGTAACCAGATATTGAAAAATGGGGAGACGTCGGGAACGGACGCTAGAGATAGAATTAGGCAAGTTTCAAACGGAGCAATAGTTGTCTTCGTTCTCAATCAATTGGTTGCACCCGCTTCAGCGGCTTCATCGATTTCTTTCATGAATTGGATTTCAGGTGGAAAGGACATAGTGTTTGCCGAACCTGTTCTGGGAGCATATAAACCAGCCTGCCCGGGAACAGTAAGAACCGATTTCACAGGAAAGTGGTATGATGGCACAACGATGACACCTGTCCATTATTCGGTATTACCAACAAGAGCACAAGAAGGCGAGGAATTCGAGGAATGGGAGGTCGATGAGGCGGATGATGGAAAGTGGAGATGCGACCAAAAGTTTCAGAGTGCCCCCACAAATTTAACTTCTTTAGGCATGGACGATAACCAGAAATCAACAAATCAAAGGGGAGATGAGAATCAGTTTATTCCAATGCATTACATAGATAGGGCAGAACGTTCAAAATTAGCATTTGGGGAAGTTATTACAAATTTAAGGACTTTAATTAGGCGACCCACTCCAGCGTACATTATGTACCCACAAAATGTCACGTCTGCAGGGGCTTTCACAGGTTATGCACCAACTAGTGGTAATGTTTTAGTAGTTGATCCCGATTATTTTGGCACAGCCGACGGAGTCGGGGATGCAAGCCTCTATGGCAAACAAATAGCACCAGCAAGACCAGGCGGCACAAACTGGCTGACAGAATTGTCATCGGCCTTGTCTTACGTTTCGTATCTTTATGCTTTTGCTAGGGGTTCGAGGGTCTATGGCCTTTCTGTTACTCCATCTTCAGTAATCAATGGCGCGGCTTTTTCAACTCTTTCAGACGAGACTAGCCCCACTAATGATTCGGGATTGGGAACTTTTGACATGAGGGTTTCGTTACACAATGAAATGAACACTCCACCACGCCAGCCTTACTTTAGACCTGACGACACACTTTTGGGGTATAATTTTGCAAATACATCTTCGTCTACATTATCAACCACTAATTTTAGTTACGGGTTCAATTCAGCTCTTTCGGGGAACTGTGCGGTAGTGAAATCAGGAGAACAAGGTTGTGCTTTGACAGTACAGGTCCCTCCCGGATCAAACTTACCTTACAAATTGATCACTGAGCCCACAACCACCGAAAGCGGGTACATTTCTTCATATTCGAAACAGGCACCACGTTCACGTAGGTTTTTAGAAATAAGATATCGCCCCTTTCAATCTGCCTATTCAGGTGGAACTTCAAATCAGGCCCCAAAACTGTGGCCTTTCCCGCTGACTATAATGGAAGCGGGAGCAGACGATTTTTCGTTTGGTGGACTTGTTCCACCACCTTTAATTACAAAGGTTGCCAAGCACAATGTGTTTGTTAACTTCAGCAACGGTACTCGGGTACTGCTTTAATTAGGCGCAAGTCTTAACTAAGCTATGGTCGAGTATGCAAAAAACGGTTCAACTCCGGCCGCGCCTTCGGGTTCCGCAACGAAGTTTTTGTTTTCTTGACCAGAAAACCCCTCAGCTAGCCGATAGGGAAAGATTTTAAATCTTAATTCAGTTAT